AGCTCCAACTTCAAGACGTACTGGTACAGCAGCTACAGCTTCTGGAGCAAGATAATAAAAGAGCCTACTAATAGTAGGCTTTTTTATGGGTTTTTATTAACTACGTAGTTAATACCTACAGATAAATATTTGTATGGCTTTTACAACTAATCAATTCTTATATCGTCCTAGCAATGTTACGTTGAAAGATTACGCACATGCAGCTCGAATTTTTACTGACGATCAATTTAGACTTGCTCCTAAGAGCAAGTTCTTATTTCATGTGGCATTTAACATAAATCCGTCAGCTTTAAAAAATATCGACCTTGTTCAACGATATAGAAACGAAATTAATGTTTTAGTAAAAACTTGTGATTTGCCACAATATAAAATAAGTGTTGACACTCTTAATCAATATAATAGAAAAAAGAACGTTCAATCTGGGCACAAATACGAAGCAATATCTATTACGTTTCATGACGATAATATGAGCTTAATTAACCAATTATGGCAAAATTACTACGCATACTACTATGCAGACTCAACTAGTGCATTAGATCCTGCGGCTTACAAAAGAACAGCAACACGTAACAGCAACTATATTACAAATCCTTATGGTTTAGACAAAGGTAGCACTGCTCCGTTTTTTAATTACATAACAATCTATCAAATGGCTCGACATGAATATGTCAGCTATACGTTATTAAACCCTATTATTAATACATTTAATCACAATAAATTAGATTATTCGCAAGGTAACACTCCTCACGAGTTTAGTATGAGCATATCATATGAAGCAGTAGCTTACGGAAACGGCGAAGTTATACAAGGAGACCCAGAAGGATTTGGATTTGAACATTATGACCAAACTCAAAGTAGTTTACAACCAGGAGACGGATCTAGACAAGATTCTCCTAGTTTTACTTCATCATCAAGATTAAATCCTCAAGAAGTTGCAAACACTGTAGCGGCACAACTCAACACCGCAGAAAATACAAAAGAAAATCAAAATTCTGGAACAACTAGATCAATAATATCTACTCCACAATCACAAACTACTGGCGGATTTACAAATCTTGTTTTTAATCAATCAACTAATCAAACAGACACTACAGTAGCAAAACAAGTTACTTTAACAAATAACAACGGATAATAGCATGCCAACGAATTTACCATCACAATCAGGCGCTGATTCAAGCCAAGAAGTTAAACAATTTTTTGACAAGTATTATATAAATCAAATTAGTTTTCCAAGTAATCAAATTGATGCAGTAGTTGGCTTTTTTCTGCAACATGGTTTTGATCAAGAAAGTGCCCGAAGTACAGGAATAGTTCTTTTAAATCAAGCACGTGAAGACAATGTGAATGTTTTTCAATTGATTGATACGTTAAAAGCACTAACGGACGTACAGTTAAGTCAAGTAGTAGCACAAATATTAAATGCGTATCGAGAAAACATAAGTGTGTTAGGATATCGTGTAGCTGGCGTCATTGACGAATACGAAAGTAGAAATATTCTAGTTTAAAAATGCCAACTAAATTTGCTCGTGGAAAATTTAACATGACACAGCCAGAAAAATATGTAGGAACTAAAATGCCTACATATAGAAGCAGCTGGGAATTTCAATTCATGAGATTTTGCGATACACATAAAAGTGTACAAAAATGGGCAAGCGAAGCAATAAGTATTCCATATAAAGATCCGTTGACTGGTAGACAGACAATTTACGTGCCAGATTTCTTCATTCAATATGTTGATAAAAACAACACTATGCACGTAGAATTGATTGAAGTTAAGCCTGCAAGCCAAACAATATTAGAGCGTGTAGGAAAAAACAAATACAACCAAGCACAGTACGTTAAAAATCAGGCAAAATGGGCTGCTGCAAATATTTGGTGCAAACAGCAAGGAATTAAGTTTAGAATATTAAATGAAAATGATATGTTCCACCAAGGTAACGCATAAGTAAAGTATGACTAAAAAACTTGAAGAATTATTAAACCTTCCTGAGAGCAAAAAAATCATCAAGGATGAGGAAAAGAAAGCGGCAAAAGCTGAAATGGCAAAAGCACAGCCATTGCTTCGCGATATTAGCGAATTTGACAAAATTTCAGCTGCTTTACCGCAAGTTAAAGGCTTAGGCGATGCTAGCGATAGTGAGTTTGACGCCCTTGCACAAAGAGCTACAGATGCATATGACGATTTAATGGATCTAGGTATGAACGTTGAAGCAAGATACAGCGGACGTATTTTTGAAGTAGCAGGAACAATGTTAAAAAACGCAATTGACGCAAAAGCCGCTAAAATTGACAAAAAACTCAAGATGATTGAGCTACAAATTAAAAAACAAAAGCTAGATCAGGATGCAAACAGCGAGGACAACGGTATTAATCTCAACGGAGATGGCGTAATTATTACTGATCGCAATAGTTTGCTGGAAAAATTAAAGAATATGAAATAAATATAGTATCGGGATTAAACTATGAAATCATTTAACGAATATCTAACAGAAAGCAAGAAAGTTTACGAATTTAAAATTAAACTTGCGGGCGATTATAAAAAAGCTGGCGAGATGATTAAATCTGCTCTTTCTCAATACAAAGTTGAAAGCTGTTCAGCTGGCAAGCGTTTACCAATTGCAGAAACACACGCAGATTTTCCACACGTTACAAACACAAATATCACAATGTTTGATGTTTGCACAGCGTACCCAGTTACTAGTCAACAAGTTAGAGCGTTAATTGCAGAAAAATGCCGTTGCCCACTTGACAGTGTAAGAGTTCGCAATTTAGCAGAAACTAAAGAAGAAGAACTTAATCATGCTAACGATGAAAAGTCAGGCGAAGCACTACTAAGCAAAGATTACGAAGCACAATCAGAAGGTCAAAAGTTAGTTGGTGAAAAACAAAAATTTAATCTATTAAAAGAGTTAATGAAAGATAAAAAGACTCTTGAGCAGTATAAAGGCGTCAATGATGCAATCTTAGCATCAAAAACACCAACTGAATCTGCACCTGTTGATTCAGCAAAAATTAACACTAAGAGTCCTGTTGGAAGTGTGAAAGTTAAAAAGCCAACAGCTAAAACTGTCGGAGTAAAATAATGAACTTTCAAGACTTATTAACAAAAATTAAACAACTAGACGAAACACAAACTGATGAGTGTGGAGACGGATCTACAAATCCAAGAGCAGTAGTTCCAGGCGGCGACAATGATGATATGTTAACAGGCGAATGTGGCGGCATGATGTCAGCACCATCTGCTCCTAAACAAAGTGATTCAGTAACAATGAATGTCAGCATGAATGGAAGTGGTGCTGGCGGCATTAAAGACTTATTAGACATTTTACGTAATCTTGAAAATTCAGGCGATCAAGATTCTGACGATATCCTTGTTGGAATTGGTGCTGAAGAAGATTTTAACGATGCAACAACTCGCCCTAATCCTCAAACAATGGCAGTACCAGACAGCGGGGATGACTTACATCGTGAAAAAGAAGAATATAAAAAAGCAAATGGTGGTGGTAACCCAATGAGAATGCATGAAACACTAGTTGCCAAATTGTCCGCAAAATACAACGAAATCAAAGGATCTTAATATGAATGCAGAACAATATCGTGCCTTAGTTGCAAAATTGGAGGCAATTCAAGAAGCGGCACCAGATGATGATGCACAACAAATAGCATTAGCGGCTAGTAATACACAAGCAGAACCAGCAGACGGCACAACCGTTACGGGTGATGTTTATGGTAATGATAAAATTTATAAAATTGAAGCACCGACATTTAGCCAAGCATACGCTAAAGCTAAAAAAATGGGTCTAAAGAAATTTAAATGGTGCGGCATTTATGCAGTTAAAGATGCAGTTAAACCTCAACCTGTTAAACCACAACCAAAACCTGTTGATACGTTGCCAACTACACGAACTGGTGTTGTACCTGAACCAAACGATTGGAAAGGAAGACTTCAAGCAGGCGAGCGTAATTTAATCTAATTCGTCAGCAGTATCAAAAAGGGCTCTTCGGAGCCCTTTTTTTGTGTAAATAAAGTTATGGCAAAATCACTAGACGGTGTCTTAACCAAAAAGGCACATACTAAAGAAAAATTTAATGAAGCACAAGTACAAGACTTGTTAATGTGTGCTGACCCAGTAGAAGGGTACTTGCATTTTGCAAAAAACTTTTTTAATATACAACATCCTACTAAAGGTAAGATGAAGTTTGAGCCGTATGATTATCAAATACGACTCATGCACAGTTATCACGATTTTCGTTTTAACATAAACATGATGCCGCGACAAAGCGGCAAAACTACCTGTGCAGCTGGTTATTTGTTATGGTATGCAATGTTTCATCCTGACCAAACTATTCTAGTTGCCGCACACAAATACACAGGCGCACAAGAAATTATGCAACGTATTCGCTATGGTTATGAACTATGCCCTGACCATATACGCTGCGGAGTTGTAAACTATAACAAGGGCTCAATGGAGTTTGATAATGGATCAAGAATTGTATCAGCTACTACTACCGGCAATACTGGTCGTGGTATGTCAATTTCCCTACTGTATTGCGATGAGTTTGCATTCGTACAACCTAATATTGCTGAAGAGTTCTGGACTTCAATTTCACCAACACTAGCAACTGGTGGTAAGGCAATTATCACTTCAACACCTAACAGTGATGAAGATACGTTTGCTACAATTTGGAAAGAAAGCCAAGACTTATTTGACGAGTATGGTAACATAAAAGACGATCAAACTGGTCGCAACGGCTTCCACGGCTTCCGTGCAGAATGGCACGAACATCCAGATAGAGACGACGAGTGGCGTAAAAATGAAATGGGACGTATTGGTGAAGAACGTTTCCGTCGTGAATACGGTTGCGAGTTTTTAGTCTTTGACGAAACACTGATTAATAGTATTAAACTGTCAGAATTGCTAGGTCGAGACCCAACATTTAAAATGGGACAAGTTCGCTGGTTTAAAAAGCCAACACCTGGAAATTTATACCTAGCTGCGTTAGATCCTTGTTTAGGAACAGGAGGAGACTACGCAGGTATACAAGTGTTTGAACTTCCTAGTATGATTCAAGTAGCAGAATGGCAACACAATTTAACAATTATACAAGATCAAGTAAAAATATTTAGAGATGTACTAAAATATATACAAACCGAAATTGGGCAAGAATATACAAACAGCATTTATTGGAGTGTAGAAAATAATACGGTAGGAGAAGCTGCATTAGTTGTTATTACTGATTTAGGGGAAGAAACATTTCCAGGATTATTTGTCAGTGAACCAATAAGAAAAGGACATGTGCGTAAATTTCGCAAAGGATTTAATACTACATTTGGCAACAAAATTGCAGCTTGCTCTCGCTTAAAATACTTGATTGAAGAAGATAAAATGAAGCTCAATAGTAAAATATTAATTAGTGAGCTTAAAACATTTATTGCTAGCGGAGTAAGTTTTAAAGCAAAAGACGGGCAACATGATGACTTGGTTGCTGCACTTTTATTAATCATACGCATGAGCGTAATATTAGCGGATTGGGATCCTAAGGTATTTGAGCTTATGAGCGTTAATGACGAGTCAAACGAAGATTGGGAACCACCGCTGCCTATATTCGTTTCCTCAAACCTTTGATAAATATAACATGGACGCAAATTTAGATAAAATCGCTAAAGATCTGTATGGTAAAATACAGACCCGTTTTCGCAACATTAAAATTGGTGACGAAAACGCAGAAGTATTGAGCAAAAAGGAAGATATTCCTAAAGCTCGATTCTTTGAATTTGAATACGAAGAAAACGGTGCTCCGCTAGGCACTATTGCAATTACTTTAGATCCTGAAGACGGAATAGTAATTCAAGTTAGCGGTGATTTAACCGATGACGATAACGCTACTCATCACGGTGCTTATAGATTTATTCGTGGTTTTAGACAGTTTGCAAAAGATAGATTACTCAACTTTGACGTACAAAATATTGGAAAAAGTAACTTGGATAAACGAGATTACGAGTACCAGGCCAAACGTAAGGAAATGCCAACTATGCCCGCAATTATGGAAAATAAACTTTATGGTAGCAATAGAATCAGTTACCAAGACTTAGGCGAAGCTCGCTTAGTTATTAAACATAGTCAACCAATTAACATGGATTTACCCGCTGGACGAACAATGCACATTGAAAGCATTTATATTGAAAATG